GTCTTATATGTATTACCGGCGAATACGCCAGATGCTAATGATTTTAGTACTGCTCGTTTTGATCCTGCGCTTGAAATGAGCCACCATCTTACTAATCTTTTTACAGATGTAAAAAATATTGGCCATAAGCGCGCGGGCAATGCGAACCTTTATATACGTGGCTCAAGGTCAAGATCACAACTTAAGTCAATTCCTGTTGCTGTTGTAATCGTAGATGAAAAAGATGAAATGGTACAGGAAAATGTTGCAATGATTTTTGAACGTATGTCAGGTCAACTTGAAAAACAAGCATTTCAAATATCAACACCGACTATTGATAAATTTGGGATTAATTCTGATTTTATTCTCAGTTCTCAAAATTATTATATGTTTAAATGTCCTCGTTGTTCGAGATATACACGTTTAGAATTTCCTGATTGTTTAGTAATTACGGCTGATGATGTAACTGATCCACATTTGCAAGATAGTTATTTAGTTTGTAAAGAATGTAAAGGTAAATTGATTCATGAAGCAAAAACTGAATGGCTTGGATTCGATAATGCAAAATGGATTCCATCATATACTGATAGGTACATATCCGGATATCATATTAATCAATTATACTCAATGACAGTTAAGCCTTGGGAAATTGCTAATTTATTTTTAAAAGCTCAAACTAATCCTTCGGATGAACAAGAATTTTTTAATTCGAAACTTGGAATAACCCATACTGTAGAAGGTGCAAGAGTCACTGATTCGGAAATCGAATCCTGCACCGGTGATTTTAAGAAAGCAGTAACTCCTCCACCAAATGCATTATTGACTATGGGAGTTGATGTTGGCAAATGGTTGCATTATGAAATTGATCAATGGTTCTTCGATAAAGACGATTTAGCTCTTGATATAAATTTGACAGCAGTTGCAAAATTAATCTATGAAGGTAAGGTTTTACATTTTGAAGAACTTGATAAATTAATGCAACGATTCGGGATAATGTTTTGTGTTATTGATGCACACCCTGAGAAAAGAAAAGCTCTTGAGTTTGCACAAAGACATTGGGGACATGCACGACTTTGTTATTATGGTAATAATATTGGAGCTTCAAAACAAATTCATCTTCATGCTGAGGAAGAACATACAATGACAGTTGATAGAACCTCATGGCTCGATATGAGTTTCTCAAGATTCCATGGAAATAGAATTAGATTACCTATTGATTTATCACATCAATATAAGGATCATATTAAGGCTCCAGTACGTGTGTATGAAAAAGATGGGTATGGTAATCCTATTGGTCGATATGTTACAGGGAATGAGGACGACCATTTTGCCCATGCTCGAAATTATGCTGAACTTGCTCTGCCACTGGCAGCTCAAATAACAATGTCTTACGACATAGGGAAAGTATTATGAAAACATGGATTCCTATTTTTGCCCGAGCAAAGACGCCCGCTGAAATTACACACCCTGACTATGCTTCTGCAACAGCGGATTGGCTCAAATTTAGAGAGACGTATGTTGGCGGAAAAGCTTTTGTCAATAAGTATCTCAGGAAATTTAGTTTGAGAGAGGATGTTACTGATTTTTCAAATCGGAAGCTAATCTCTTATTGTCCTGCTCATGCCAAAGCTGCGTTGATTGATATTAAAAATTCAATCTACCAACGTATGTTTGATATTACCAGAAGCGAAGGTGATCAAACATATCAAGATGCAATTAAAGGTCTTATGGGTGGAGTAGATTTGGAAGGTCGGACAATGACTAATTTTATTGGGACTCTTACTCTTCCTGAATTAATTTCAATGGGAAAAGTTGGAGTATATGTTGATAAATTTCCTATGCCTGATCAAGCAACCAAAGCCAATATCCAAGGGATACGACCTTATATTTATTATTATCCGGCAGAGGATATTCGATCTTGGACAATTCAGAATAATATATTAGTTTCTTTGCTTCTTCGTGACTATGTTGAAGAAATTGATGAAATTACTGGATTAGTTACAGGAGTTGTTGAAAAATATCGACATCTTCAATTAGTAGAAGCCGGTGTAACTTTTCAGATGTATGATAAAAATGGGATTAAAGAAGGTCAGCAAGCTATAATGAATCTTGGACAAATACCTTTTGCTCTTGGACAATTATCTCAAAGCTTGTTGACAGATGTTGCCGATTATCAAATTGCATTATTAAATCTTGAAAGTTCAGACATTGCATATTCGCTCCAGTCAAATTTTCCATTTTATACAGAGCAGTTCGATCCTCGGATGAAAAATGTTAAATCGATTGTTACAACGGCAGAGGAAGATGGACAGCCTAAAAGAGAGAATGTCACTGATTCGGGAAATCCGGATATTAAAGTCGGTGTGACAAAAGGTCGTGCATACCCGAAGGGTTTCGAACGTCCAGGATTTATTCATCCTTCTGGAGAACCTCTTCGAGTGAGTATGGAGAAACAAGCCAAATTAAAACAAGATATTCGGAAGCTTGTGAACCTTTCGTTATCAAATCTTGAAAGACCTTCTGGCTCAGAACCTTCAAGAGAATTAGATGTTAAAGGTCTTGAAGCAGGGCTATCAAATATTGGTCTTGAACTTGAGAAACTTGAAAGACATATTGCTTCTATTTGGGCTAATTATCAACACTCTGAAATTGCTGAGATTAAATATCCCAAGGACTACAGTTTGAAAACGGATGCGGATCGTCGAAAAGAAGCTTCAGAATTAACAAAGCTCAAGGAAACTGTTCCTTCTCAAATTTATCAACGAGAACTTTCTAAAGAAATTATTACTGTGACAATGGAACAGAAAGTTTCTTCTGCTGATTTGGAAAAGATGCATAGTGAAGTTGATTCTGCAGAGGTTCTTATAACAGATCATGAAACACTCCGTGAAGATCATAAAGAAGGCTTGGTGTCGTCTGAGACAGCGAGCAAGGCAATGGGCTATCCTGAAAATGAAGTGGATCAAGCTAAAAAAGATCATGCTGAACGTGCTGCCGCTATTGTAGCTGCTCAGAAGTCTGTTAGTAATCGTGGCGCACCTGATCTACAACAACCTGGCGACGCTGACCTTGATAAGCAAAATAAGGACGGCCGAGGAGAAGGTAATACTGATGAGTAAATTAGAATACACCCATGAGGTTGGTGGAATCCCGACCGATGCTGTATCGGTTATTTTTGATGATGCAGGACATAAATATGGAATCAAAAGAAGTGACAATGATGCTATTGTTGTTTCTGATGGTTACGAAATGATTCATGTCGGAGTCGGGCAGTATGAGTACGAGTTTAATGATCCTGAATATGATCTGACGTATGATTACTCTATTAACGTCGAATATCCAGCTTCTACTTTTAATTATGTCGCTGGACAACTTACAGGATCAACTCTTGCAACTGATGGCGGTTCACTTGTCACAGTTGAAGAAGGCGATGCATATTTTTCATTTCGTCTTTTTGCTGATCCATGGGAAGATGCAGATGATTTGGACAAGCAGAAAGCTCTTGTTATGTCCACTAAAGCTGTTGAAGTTTTAGCTCTTATGGATTTTGATGAAACACCACAAGATATTAAAGACGCGATTTGTGAAAATGCATATGCGTTATTAGATGGTGTAAATTCTGAGATGGAATTTGAAAATTTGTCAATGGTGCAACAAGGGTACGCTAATGTTCGGTCAACCTACAACCGTGGTATTAGCATGGAACATATTGAATCCGGCATCGTCAGTATAACTGCATGGCGACTTATTAAGCCGTATCTCGATGTATCCAGAGTAATTCAACTTAGTAGGGTATAAATGGAGGTAATTATGAAAACGTTGTTATTTGCAAAAGATTATGCCCAAGTATGGGTACCGGTATTCGATGATGATGCTGCGGTGAAAGTTGCCCAAAAATATTATGACAGCATCGAAGATAAGGAATCAGATGCAGCTAAAAACGCCAAACTTATGCTTGACGCGGCAAAGAAAGCAGCTGATTCGTCAAATCTGTTTACTCAGGATCAAGTCAACGGCTTTTTGGCCGAAGACAAAAAGAAACACCAAACTGCTCATCAGAAGACTTTAGATGAGTTGGAAGCTGTCCAAAAGAAATCGAATCTTTCGGTTGGGGAGCGTAATGAACTTGAGAAACAGATTACAGAAACTCGGAAGCTTCTGGAAACAAAAGAAGCGACAACCGAGGAAGCGCTTAAGAAAGCTCAAAAAGCGCATGTAAAGGAAGTTGAAACTCTCACAGGCGAGAGGAATTTATGGCAAGGACGGTATACCAAGTCGACGATCAATAACAGCTTAACACAAGCTGCGGTCGCCAACAAGGCTGGCAATCCTGCTCAGGTTATTGCAATATTACAGCCCATCACCACTCTTACAGAGGAGTTAGACCCGAAAGGAAAGCCGACAGGGCAACTTGTCCCAATGGTCGCCTGGAAAGATAAGGACGACAAAGGCAAAGATGTAGCCTTGACGCTTACACCTTCGGATGTTGTCAAGAGAATGTCAGAAATGGACGAGCACCTGAATTTATTCAGTGCTGACGGTGAGGGTGGTCAAGGCAAATTTAGAAGATCAGCTGCGGGCGATATTGATGTCCGCGAAACCGCTAAAGACCCCGCTGCTTACCGGAAGGCACGTAAAGAAGGTGCCATACCGATTGGAAACTAAGCAGGAGGAAAAAACAACCATGAAATTTTATTTTGAAAAAATCTGGACACCCGTCTTTGACGGTAATGACATTGACGCCCTTATCCCCGAGGTATGGGCACAAGAAGCCTTGATGGTTCTCGAAGCCAATGCAGTTGCGGCTGGCCTCGTCTATCGAGACTTTGAAGACGAAATCGCGCAATTCGGCGATATCGTAAACGCGCATCGTCCGCGCAAATTCCAGGCCAAACGGAAGGGCTATGACGATGATGTTGTAACTCAAGCGGCAGTCGCGGATAATATTCCGGTGCCATTGAACCAGCATCTGTATACTTCCTTCATCATCAAAGATGGTGAGGAATCCAAGTCCTTCAAATCACTGCGGGATATGTATTTGATTCCGGCCTTGGAATCAATCAATCAGGCCATGGACGTGATGGTTCTCGGCCAGGTCTACAATTTCCTCGACAATGCCGTGGGTCAGTTAGGTGTGGCTCTGGATGAAGACACCGTTGTCGATGTTGAGACCAAATTCAACACGCTTCATGTGCCGCCCGGCCAACGTTTTGGACTTCTGACCCCGCAGGCCAAAGGTCAGGCATCCAAGATTGACAAATTCACGGATGCCAACCGTATTGGTGATGATGGTACTGCCATTAGAACCGGCGCCCTGGGGTTCTTGTATGGAACCAACTGGATTATGGCGCAAAATGCTCCGTTCATCAGTTCCGAGCGTGAAGTCTATGCAACAGCTCTGACCGCCAATGAACCTATTGGTGAAACAGTTCTTGCTGTTACGGCTTTTGCCGCTGAGCATGATGCCCATGTTGGTGGGTGGTTAACTGTTGCCGGTGATATGACACCACAGAAGATTATCTCTGTGGATAATGCCGCCGAAACAATTACCATTTCCCCGGGCCTGAGAGATGCCTGTGTCAGTACAGCAGTTGTTACCATTTATGTTCCTGGTCTGATCGACCTGTCGGCAGGTTATGCAGCCGACTGGTACAAAGAGGTTGAGATAGACACTGTCACCGTCGCTCCCGAAACCGGTCAGCTCATGAGTTTTGATGATGCGACCACTCCGGCAGCTTTTACGTCCGAAAGTGCGTATGCCGTTATGCCGGGCGCAACCACCACGTTAGTCCTGCCAGAAGTACCTGTCAGGGTAGCCGTGGATAATAATGATATCGTCGGTCTTGGGCCGTCGGGTAATTATAGCTTCTGCTTTCATCCCGAAGCGATCGCCCTTGTGACCCGTCCTCTGGCAGCCCCGGCAGCCGGAACCGGCGCGCTCGCATCCGTTGCAAGCTATAACGGATTGTCCATTCGTGTTGTTATGACATATGATGGTGTGAAGCAAGGTCATTTGGTGACCGTCGATATGCTGTGTGGCATCAAGGTTCTGAATACCGACCTTGGTATTCCACTGCTCAGCTAAGCTGATTTTTCAAATCAGAGGTGGAATTAATGAACAACTTAAGGCAAATAAGTAATATTATCTATCGGTTGAAACGAAATTATGGCGTTCTTGTTATTTTACGCCGTCTGATCAAAGATAGAACTGATCTTGAGACTGGTAGAGTATCTCGGGAATATACCCAAGTTAAAATCAAACGGGGAATTGTTTTACCCGAGAAGCTTATTCCAACTTTTGCTTATGATCTTGCCTATATAGCTGCGAATAAAAATTTCACCTACGGCGGACTGTTTGGTTCTTCAACACGGCTTGTTATTCTTGATGGTAAGGACGTCCCATCGACTTTCATTATTACTGAGAATGATGAATTAGTTTTTAGTGATAAAGTTCATGCTGTAAAATCTATTAACGATACAGCAGAGAAGAAGGGATACATTCTAACAGTAACAACAATCTCAAGTGTGGATAAAGTCAATGAATGAGAACTGGCCAAGATGGATATTTGCATCGGTTACAAAGCATTTTGATGGTAACTTGAATGCCTATGAAATTTTTTATGAGGGTCAAAAGCGTTCGGCCGAGAATTTCCAAACTGACCTTATTGAGGTTCGAATGGACGGCCCGTATTATTTGCAGCTCAGTAAGACTGAGTATAATGCAAAGATTGAAATTAATCTTCTTGCTCAAGCCGCAATTGACGAAAAAGATTTTCATAAGATTCATAGAATGGTTGGAGTAGTCGCGACAGGATTTGCCCCAGGAATCCAAGTTTTTAAGTATGGCAATGGGGTAAGTGATGATGATTCCTTGATCGGTTGCCTTGATCTAATCCAAGACCGTCAGAATAGGGAGTTTCTGGTAATAAATCACTTTGGTCAACTCGATCCTGAAAAACAGATAATGCAAGCCACTGTTGAAGGACATTACGAAATCCAATTAACTGGTTAAAGGAGACAACCATGCATAATTTTGTAAGAATTTGGACACCCGTCTTCGCGACCATTGACCTCAAATATGCAACCATCACAATTAAGGATGGATCAATTGGTGCATTAGTATCTGTTGCCGGTGGTGCTTCGGAATGGACAGACTCTCCGACGACTCCAGGTGAAGCATATTACACTGGAGCCGCCATGACGTCCAAACCTGTGCACGTTGAGCTTGGTGGTGTTGACATTACATTGCAAGAAGGGTCACTTGGCTCTCTCGTCGAGAATGAGTGGGCGTGGGGTGACCAAGATACCCTTGGCGCAAGTACCATGTACATCAAGCTTCCTGGTGACGGTGATCCTGACGCTCTGGCTGCTGACTATCTCAAGATTGCTTTGACAGCAGTTCAAGAGAGCATTGAGGTCAAGATCGGTGAAGGAAATTTAACTTACTCCGAGAACAAAACGATTGAATATATTCTCGATCGTGGTCTTCTCGATGATGTTCGTGAAGGGGATCAGGTACCGCTTGATCTCAACTTCGACTTCCAATGGGAATATATTGTTGGTGCAACCGGCGGTAGCGTTCCAACGGTGGAAGAAGCGTTAAAGGGAACTGGTGAGGCAGACGATTGGGTATCAACTGACTCGGATGCTTGTCGTCCGTATGCAGTTGATATTGAAATTGAGTATCTGCCTGTACCGGACACTTGTGGCGATGGTGAAGTCATTACGTTCAATGATTTCCGCTATGAGACCCTTGACCACGATCTTCGCGAGGGAACCATCAGTTGTTCTGGACGTTGTAATGTGACAAAGGCCACGGCTGTAAGGACTGCTCAATAAGCCGTGATTTTAGGAATCATCCAAATAGGGGCGGAGTTAATCCGCCCCTTCTACCTTACCTATTGGGGTATAAATAGGGTTGGAGGAAAAATGAAACTTAAAGGGAAAAAATTAGAAGGCCCACAGGAAAGAGTTGTTGTCCTACCAAGACAACAAGGTGAAAATTTAATTTTTAAATTTGCTGCTGTATTAGAAATGGACAATTTTGATAAATTATGTCCAATTCCTGAGCCAAAAGAAATATTAAAGCCGGGTGGCAATCGTGTTCTTGATATTGAAAGTAAAGAATATCGTGAAGCACTTGATGATTGGGCTATGAAAAAAACACACTACATGTATCTGAAATCAATTGAAGCCACAGATGATCTCGAATGGGAAACTGTGGATATGAATGATCCAGATACATGGGAAAATTATGGTGAAGAATTGCTTGAAGCAGGTTTGACAGAAGCTGAAAGACTCAAACTTCTTCAAGTGTATTCAGAAGTGCAGGGTCTTGATCAAAGTAAGATTGACGCTGCAACGAAAAGTTTTTTAGCCACTCCCCAGGAGGCTCAAGAAAGTTCATAATACCAAAGTATCGCACAGAGAAATACGCGATATGGCGAGCATGTGAACGATGGTTTATCCTACCGCCTGGGGTTGTAAAAGAATGGGATGAAATGCATCCTTGGTTCCAAGCGCAGGTAATTGCTTATGATCAGATTCGTCAAATCGAGAAAGCTGAACACGAAGCAATGATTCTAAAGGCAACGCATGGCACAAAAAGCAGTCATCCAGTACGGAAACGTTGATATTACTGGTATCAAAGCAGCTATCGGTAAATTCAATAAGACTCAACATAAGCAAATGATCTTGCTTATGAAGGGAGCAGTTCGCGTCTTTGTCAAGACTACTGTTCAATACATCGGTGTTGATACCGGTATGACTGGCGGAACACTACAGCCAGTTGCCCAACAAGTTGGCACTGGTGTATTGGCGGAAGTTAGAGCCAGAGTAAAGCGTAGTTCAAGAACTGGTTTTACTACTATGACGGGGCGTTATTATCGTTCTCGTAAAAGATCAATAGATGAAGGTATTAAAGCAGGACAAAATGCTTATGTGCTTAAATTTGGAACAGTTCAAAGACCAAGGATGATCTTTACTTTTAATACTAAAGTCTACCAGTTTGCATTGTGGGAACCTTCATGGCAGAGTTTAAATTTTGGTTTTGAAGCTATGATTGCTTATATTAATCAAGAATTTGATAATCGATTTCCTTATGCTGAAATGGTGGATGCCCTCAATCTTAAACAGAAGGCGGGACAGAGATAATGCCAACTGAAAAAAACATCAAAGCAACTGCTGATTTTACTTCAATCCTTAAAGAAATGAGTAAGATCATTAAGGGTTGGAACCAAGTAGCCACAGCTCAGATTCAAGCAAATAAAGGAGCTGATGCTCTCACAAAGAAGATTGATGCCCAAACGAAGGCTCTTACTCGTCTTGCTACTGAAAATAAGAAACTCAATACTTCATATCGTGATTTGGTAAATCAGCAAAAAGCTGTAGCCAGACAGACCGCTCGAACAACTGCAGAAATGAAGAAGCAGGCTGCACAGCAGTCTAAGCAAGTTAAGTTGTCTTCTGACTTTATTCAGAAGGGTCTTACTAAAAGAGAATTTCAGCGACGTGGCGCAACTTTTGGAGAGGTCTTTGATTATAAGACTTCTATCTCTCGTCTTAAAGAACTTCAAAAACAACACAGAGTATCTCATGCTCAAATTAAAAAGATGTGGGGTGAGTTGGCGCGCGGAGAGATTGTTGCATATACGGGCGCGCAACGTCGTGTTCGTGATCAATTAATAAAAATTCAAAAAGCACAGGTTGCACTCGGAACTCAAGCCAAAAAGACAGCAGCAGCTTTTAGAAAGCAAGCGGATGCAGAAGCCGCTGCTTTTGTTAAAGCTAATAAAAGAATAAGTGTTACCAGACGTGATCTGGGTCACATGAAAAGGGGTGTAGATGAATTAACGATCTCCTGGAAAAGTTTTATTCGTTTGCTTGCTGTTCAATTATTTCATCAAGCTGTTTCACTTTTTGTTAGGCAAGTTCGTGATGGTATTATGGCAACCATTGAACTTGAAAAACGAATTGCGGAAGTTCAAACAATTTCGCAGAATCAGCCTTTGATCTTTGAAGAATGGCGCAAAGGATTGATTGCTGTTTCGGATGCTTGGGGATTACCTATACTCGATACTGTTGAAGGTGCTTATCAAGCACTTTCGAATCAAATAGCAGAAGGCACTGAAGCCTTGCAGTTTATGACAGAAGCAAGCCAGTTTGCTGTTACAACTGTTGCAAGTACTGCTGATTCTGTAAATCTACTTACTGCTACTTTGAATGCTTTCAATCTTACTGTTGATGATACCGAAGCAGTTGCAGCATCATTCTTTAAGACAATTGAACTTGGTCGCGTTCGTGCAGCGGAAATGGCTAATACCTTTGGCCGTATTGCTGTTCCTGCTGAAAAGCTTGGAATTGAACTTAATGAACTTCAAGCTGCAATTTCCTCTGCAACTATTCAAGGTTTGAAATACAACGAAGCAGCTACCCTTATTAGAAATGTTCTTTTAAAACTTATTAGACCAACTGACGCCATGAAGCGGTTGTTTGCTGAATGGGGTGTGGTATCCGGTGAAGCAGCTATTCAAACTTTTACCTTTGCCGGTGTACTTGCTAAGATTGAAGAAGCATCACAGGGATCATCCACGGAACTTGGTGAATTGTTTGGACGTATTCGAGCAATCACTGGTGCTATGTTATTCGCAGGCCGAGGTCTTGTGCGTTATCAAGAAAATCTTGAAGAAATTATTAAGTCAACTGAAACTTATAATGAGAGAACTGCTATTGTCACAGAGAATACTGGTAAACGACTTGAAATTGAACTTAATAAAATTAGTAATTTCTTTCTTGAACTTGGTGATCGTTTTCTTAGAAATATCGATGTAATTAGTGGTGGATTTGCTGGATTAACTTCTGCTGTTAGAATTTTTACAAGGACTATGGGATCGTTGCTTATTCCTACAATTCTTCTTGCAACTAAAGCTTTTATCACATTTATTGCAACATCTCAAAGAGCATGGTTAATCCTTTCTCGTTTTGGTGGTGTTCTTGGATTTGCTGTTGGTCTTCAAATATTTTTTGAGCTATGGCAAAAACGTATTGATCAGATAAATACAGCTACATTAGAAAATCAAGAAAATTGGCATAGAGAACGAATTAAACAAATTAATAAAGAACGTGATGTCCAAATTAAAGCAATAAAAGATGCTAACAGAGCTGTTTTTCAACAACTTGCATCAAGAATCTCTGTTACTGAATTATCTCTTAAAGCAGAAGAAAAAGCTTATAAAAGATATACAGATTTCGTCAAATCAGTTGGTTCTGCAACAGCAAAGGCTATTGGCAAACGAATTCGTGAGATTAGAAATGAAATTAAAAGATTAGATACTCTTATAAATACAGCAGATTTTGCCAGAGGTCTTCGTAGTACGATTGATCAAGCTGTTATCGAACGTCGTATATCTGGAGCCGATACAGGAATAGAGCCAACAAAAGCTGCTAAATTTGCTTTTGTTCAAGCTGCTTTGATTACTGCTCAAGAAAAAGCAAGAATCTCAGCTATCCGAGGTCAGGAAAAAGAATTTGAATATTGGTCACAGTTTATTCAGTCTTTAACAATGCAAGCTGTTGCTATTAGTGATACAATGGAGCAAGGCCAAAAGCGTATTGCTGATGGTGGTCGTTTTATTGAAAATCAATTAAAAAAACAATTTGCATCACGTGAAGCCCTTTCAAGATTTGCTGATGAAGAAAAGAAACAAGAAGAACAAAAATTAAAAAGATTAGAGCTTCTTCGGAAAAAGGCTATTGACTTAACAACTTCTCTTGCGGAACAACAATTAGAACTTTTGGATATTGAAGATGCATCTGTTCTTGAAGCTGCATTAAGAGGACAAAAGCATGGATTAAGAGAATTACTTAAAATTGCTTCTGCTTTGGGAGCCGAAGGATTTACTGCTGAATCCTTGCAACTTGCTCAAGCAAATTTAAGATTAGCAACTGAACAAAAAATCTTACGACTTAAATCCACAGAAGAATTTAATATCCTTAAACGGAATGAAAAATTTCAGATTCGGAAAATCGAACTTGAGCAGGAATATATTAATTTGATTAGAGAGGCCATTGCATTGCAAAAAGAACTTGGGATTCAAACTGGAAGGCTTGCAAATTTATTACCGGCTATTGTAGGAGGCTTAGCACCGCCACCATCGAGACAAGCCGGTGGCCATGGGATAGATACACAAATTGCTCGTCTGGCTCCAAATGAAACAGTAATGAATCCAGGAGCATCAAGACGTTTTTATAGTACATTAACGGCAATGAATGCAGGGATTCAGAGATTTGCTAATGGTGGCGCGCCTGTTCAATATAGTGTCGGAGATATTCATTTACACCCACAGGATGCGAGTAAAGTTGATGTAATTTCAATCGGAAAAGGTCTGCGTCGAGAAATTCGCAGAGGAAGGTTACGGCTAAATTGAGCTTCAATATTTCATACAGTCCTTATAGTGTTGATTTGCCAAATCCGAATCTTGAGGATACACGAAGGTTTTCTTCCCAAGGACTCAAAAGGCGAACTCCAGGTGGCGTGGTCAAGTATTTTAAAGATTCTGATTGGCCTGTTGTTGAAACGTTCATATATGACTTTGTTCGTTTAACTCAAACAGAACGTAATGATCTTCTTGAGCTTCTTGAAGCAGGAGCCGGTCTTGAGATATCGACGACAGATCATCATGGTGCAGCCAGGACAGGCTATATTGTTACTCCAGTTGCTGAGATTGTAACTGTTCGTGATGATTGCTTCTATGATGCTCATTTTGAATACATGGCGAATATAATTGTAAATGTCACTGGAGATTGTCCAGAAGATGCTACACCAGATACACCTGTTCCTGGAGATGCTGATTATCACCAGACACTCGATAACGACGACTTTTATAGGATTTATGCTGAGGATAATGATCCTATGGAAGCAGAAGATGATAGTCCAATTTATATTGAGGCTTTTTGATGGTAACTTTCACATATCCATATGTCACTCCGACAATCACAGTGCAAGTTCCAAATCCTAATCTTGGGGATGCACAACAAGATGAACACGATGCAAACTTTGGAATTGCTATGAGTGCGCGGGTCTACAGTTATATCAGCACCCCCACACGACGCCGGTTATTGTTAACTTTCTCAAAGCTGAATTTGACAAAAATGACTGATTTAAAAAATCTAATCTATCATTCTGCAAGTGGGGAGATTGGGTATCTTGATCATGAAAGTCGACAATGGCGCGGGCATGTAATGAATGACCCCTTTGAGGATCAGGCTGGCAAAAACTTTCAAGTTATAACCCTCGAATTCGAAGGATCAATAGTATGAAACATTCAAATTTTACAATCGTTACACCAATACTCGGGACTGATTATGTCATTATGTTGAGAACGTCACTTGGGACTGGTGGCAATGTTCGGGCACTTGTATCGGATTTTTTGGATGATTTGGTTGCTTTAATTGGAACTGATGATGTAGCATGGACAGCTGTTGATAAGACAGGTTCTGATCTTGCTGATTTAGCAACCAGACTCCATGATGATCTAACAGACAAAGGAACAAATAATCATGCAGCTATTGATGCTTTTATAACTGCACATGATCCGGCCAAATTTATTACAATCACCCCATTTGGTTCTGATATTGATGTGAGGATTCTTGCCGGAACTGTTGCTTTTACTGTTCCAGATAAAATGGCAGGGTTAAATCTTACCGATGCTCTTATAACGGTGCATACTCCTGGGACAGGATCAGGTACAACAAGTGTTCAAGTTCGTCGTAGGAGAGCAGGTGTTGATGAATTTATGTTATCAACGCCAATTACCCTTGCTGTTGATGATTATTTTGAAGATGATGGTGTCGTTGATACATCTTATGATGATTTGGCAAAAGGCGATCAAGTATATATTGATGTTTTAGCCTTGCCAACCAATGTTCCAAAAGGGCTTTCGGCAGCATTAACTTTTGAATAAGGTGCAATCATGTGGATAAAAGTTGTTACAGTACTTCTTGGTATTGGTGCTATTATCAGTGGATATATTTATATTGATGGTCGGTATGCTCTTTCTATTGAATTAGCTCAAACGAATATCAGGGTAGAGCAACATACATTACAAGATCGAGCTTGGTATATCCAGAAACAGATGCAGGAAATTGAGAAGGAATGTGGAACGAATGAAGCTTATCGTATGCCACAACACGCCAGAGATAGATACAATGATTTTAAAATCGAGTTAAAACAATTAGAACAAAAAATGAAATCACTGTCCGAAAAGGAGATTAAAAAATGACATTAAGACTAAGTACCGGTTTACGTGATCAGTTACTTGAAGATGCAGCAAAAGTTCATGCTGTGTTTGTTGGAACTGATATAACTTTTGTTGATGGCGGTGGGAGTAATGACTCCATGACAAGAACTGGAGGTTCATTTATTACTGATGGTTTTGAAATTGGCGATTGGGTTTGTGTTTTCAATGCAACAACTCCGGCCAATGATATTCAAGCCAAGATTCTGTCTGTGGTGGCTTTAACCATTGAGATTGGCACCGGTTTGATAGATACAGGTGAAGCCGGTGAAGCAGATACTGTTATTGCTGTTGCCAAAGGTGGATCAATTCAAGATTTAATGAAGCATGGCATCATTGATATTTTTAGTGGTGTTCAACCTGGAAATGCTGATTTGACGGAATCAGGCTTTTCGAAACTTGTTAGTATTACGCTTGATGGTAATACTCATGACACTGATACGGGTGACAATGGTCTTGAATTTCAAGATGCAGCTGTGGATGGTGTTCTTAGTAAAGTTGACGCTGACGTGTGGAAAGGTGATCCTGACTTAGCAGGAACAGCAGCATGGTTTCGATTTTATGGTCAATCAAAAACTGTAGGTGGATCGACAACTGGAATTCGTTTTGATGGTGCAATTAATACCTCAGGTGCAGAGCTTAATGTAGCTTCTGTTGATATTGCTCTTGGAACGGATTTTATTATTAATCAATTTGATATTATTATGCCGACAGCATAAATTATGAAATCTCCATATCCAGCATCACTAAATATGTGGTTAAAGAATTTTCCTAAGTCTTTTCAATTAGTCTGTGGGAAAAAATTCAATGATCTTCCTGGGCCTTGGCAATATGGTTCTCGTATAAATTTTGCTGCGACACCTCTATCTAAGCAGGATCAAGGTGACTATGCCAGTGGGGAACAATTACCCATTAAACGAGCAATTTATACAAACACAGGCGATGAAGATACTTGGGATATTCGTGTAAATATGTATGGGCATGGTACCTTTTACGCTTTAATAGGTGAGCCATATTATTTTATGCAAGCTGAAAAATACTTTTTAATAGAGTCTGTTTATTTTGATCCTATTCAATTTTTTCATAGTGAGGTACATACTACCGAAATATCAACAGATATTCCAATTCCAGACGTCTATGTTCCTGTAGTAGTACCACCGGTAGAGCCACCGGAAAAAGATCCTGATAAGCCACCGGCCGATCCGCCGGATGATCCTGGTGATCCTCCAGTAAGTGATCCTACACAATTAAATAATCATGGAACCTTTTTATGGTGGACAATTATGAATAATTTAACTGAATTGGATGTTGATGTTTGGTGGCTTGGAATATCAACACTTAGTGTTCCACCACTAAGAGTTGGAGTAACTGGACTTACTTTTGAGGATTTAGTTCAAGCTTTTGGTAGCCATGGATTACAGATTTGTCAATGGCAAGGTCTTCAATATGTTTTAATGAAGAATTGGCTTGGTGGTGGACTTCTTAATTGGTTTTTTAGAGAAAATCCTCCTGGTAGCGGTGCGTGGTGGGCTGAATGGCTTTTTCTTTATGGTTCTGTCATTTATAATGGTGAAGAAATTATACACAAAATTAGAAGACTCTGATTTGAGGAATCAAGAATGGCCGTAATTATTATTAATGAAGATGGACAGGCTTTTTATAGTCCACCAGAACTCGATGCTTTCACATATTATCGGGACTATATACTCAAACGAACTTTTAAGGAATTCTTTGCATTGAATCCACAAGCTAATCTTGAAGGATGGCTTGATATTTCTGGACCGGCATATTGGCATTTTCTTGAACATTTCGACGCTCATTGGGAAGGTAATACCATTGTTATGGATGATGATGAAGATAGTTTATGGCTGACGCCAAGAAGATATGATGGACTTGAATGGAACGATTTTCCTCGAAATCAGCCAAATACACTTCAAAATATGTTACCTACTTCTATTAGAGTGGTAATTGTAGATAAAAATAATAATGAAAAAATATTAACTAATTGTACAATAGCTGTTGGTGATAAGTTGCCTTTTATGAGGGTGGATTTCGGAGAATCAGAAAATGGTGTTGAAGTAGTTTATGATCCATATAATGTCAGAGTTAGAGAGCCTAATCTTGCTCAAATTGTAACTCTACTACTTGATCATCTTTTAGAAGGAGACCGAGTTAAAAAAATTGAATTTAATTTTAGTATTTTTCCAAGAGCTAATTTTACAGTTCTTAAACAGTTAACATCAAAAGGTTTTTGGGGTTGGTACACTGAAAGTGCTGTTAATTCAAATGGAACTCCAGTTTTAATGCTTTCAAGTGGCTCTGATAAACTTTATCATGCTATTTGGAATGGCGTATCTTGGGATGTTTATTACTTACCTGTTGATTATCTTTGGCAAGTAACTTATGCAGGTATTTCTATTGACAATTTTAATGAAGTTCATTATTTTGATCTTGGACTTATTCAAAATGAGCATACAAGAACATCATGGAATGTAAATGATGGTTGGTATGATCAATTTGTTGTTTATGCAGCTGAAACTTGGGCGTATAGTAAAGCTATTGCTCTTGATAATAATGGATATACCCATCTTTTTACTATTTTCAGAAGATTGTCTGACAATAGTTATTATATAAATGATTATTATCAAGATGCTTCCGGTTGGCATAATGAAGTACTCGTTGAGTTTGGAGTGAGTCCAGCTTATGGTACTTTTCAGCAGTATTCTCGTCTTGTTTTTGATAATTATAATCGATTTCATTTTATGATTTCAACGGAAGAAATTTCATCAGGTTTAAGTGGAATTTTATATATAACGAATGCCAATGTCCCTTTGACTACAGAATTTTTATGGGGCGTGGAGGCCGGCACGTTTACGATGCCCAGGTTAGTAAATTTTTGGATTGACAAAGATAATAATAATCATATGTATTATTTGGTAGCTATTCCAAGTCAAGACACTTTGAAACTTTTCGACAAAGCTTGGAGTAGTTCCAGTTGGACAGAAACTGAAATCGGGTCGGAGTATACAGAAGTTCAATTTGCTGAGAAGCATAATAATCTATTACATATGTTAGAAGCTCTAAGTCTTGATGGCCCTGGTATGGGATATCATCAATATGATCTTGGCACAAAAACATTCTTAAAAACAGGATTAAGAGTATATGGTGATGTCATAATTAGGGATGATTGGCCAGGAGTACGTTGCCAAAGATTTAGTTCTACTTTTTTTATGAAAGATGGAAAACCTACTTTTGCGCAGATGGATTCTGATCAAATTGGTTTTCAAACTGTGGAGATTAATGAATAATGGCTTTTCTTATATTATTCTGATTTGAGGAATCAAAATGGCCGTAATTATTATTGGCGAAGATGGACAGGCTTTTTATAGTCCGCCAGAACTTGATGCTTTCACATATTACCGGGATTATATACTCAAGCGAACTTTTGCAGAATTCTTGCAATTAAATCCTGGTGCTGCTGAGGAAGGATGGGTTGATGTTAGTGGTCAAGCTTGGTGGGAACTTGATGTTGGAGATTCCGAACAGGATCAAGGGAATGTTGTGTGGGATGGGACTCATGTAGTTCAAGTTAAAGCTAATGAAGCCTTTAGTCTTGATGCAAAATTAAGAAGTTGGCCGGATTCACCGCCAGAGTTACCTTGGACTCGTTATCTACGTCCATCAAGAATAAGATTTACTGTTAAAAATGCAGGTGGTGCTCTTATAACCGTGACAGCTTCGGGTCTTACATTCGATAATGATGGTGAATTTATGCAAGCCTTTGAAGTTGGGGCTGTAAATCTTCCAGATGGACTTATTTTTGCTGTTGACCCACAACAACCAATAGTCGGTGATAGTGACCATATTCAATCCATAAGATTTTCCTATTTTACAGGGAGAATGGTACCTGGCGATAGAATTATAAAAATTGAATTTAATTATGATCCTCTTGATCGTGTTGATTATACTAATATCTTTGTTGAAATTGATATACCAGAAGTTACAAGTCGAGTCAATTTTGTAACAACTGGCAGCAAAAGTGATGGCACACCTGTTATTCAATGCTCACAGGATAATGGTTATAACGATTATCATGGTATCTGGAATGGGGAGTCATGGGATTATTATTATTTACCTGTTACTTCTGGTCAATCACAACTCGATATTATTGGTTATGATGATTTTGATAATGTTCATTATATCCAATCTGGAACTCCTGGAAGCTTTAAGCGATGGTCTTGGAACCTAAGTTCTGGTTTCTATGACCAGGATATAGATTTTTCAATCCGTCCAGGAGATCAATGCTGGAATCCAGTTATAGGCCGTATGGAAGCAGTTGATCCAGATGGATACAATCATTTTGTAACTCGTGGTCGAACAACCGAGGGTAGATATTTTATTAGCCATTATTATCAAGATGCTTCTGGTTGGCATCATGAAGAGATTTTTGATTTCGGAGATAATGATATTGAAAATTATCCTTGGTTTCATCAATATTGTTCTCATTTAGATATGGCTATCGACAGTTATGGAAAGGTTCATGTATTTGTAGAAATAGTTATGAGGGAACCCCCACTTTGGGGTCAATCACAAGCTTTAGGGTATATTACAAATTCACGAACAAGTGGATGGACTTCTCAAATATTAGAACCTTGGGGGACAGGTGTTGGGCGACTTGACTGCGCGGATATTTATGTTGATCGTGAAAATGATAATTATTTAACAGGTATAATTGGTAGTTTTCAGTTACCACTTCTTTTTATGGAAAAAGAATTTACCGCTACAGATTGGACTTATACTGAGATTTTACCTGGCACTGACCATGATTATCTTCAATCTGTTAAAATCGGTGACATTTATCATCTTCTTGGGAATCAGCAGCAGCAGGGCTATTATTATATAAAAATGATGGATTATCTAAAATATGATGGCCCAAATCATGAAATTATAGCTGAGAAGAGTATGTATACGCCAGGTGCACTTATAACTCAAAGACAGATGCTCTGGGAACAAGTTTCATATTATGTAAGAGATGGAAAGCCAATACTATGTACGCCTGGGGAATATTGGAATCCTCTCAATTATTTTAATGAACAGGAGATTAATGAATAATGGCAAAATTTTTAGAATATGTTGAAGCAATGAATATTATTGAAGGTGATACCGAAGGCGATGGAACTATCTACCTTCAAATTCAAAGCAGAGGATATGGTATCCAAGGTAATATTGCTATATTTGAATTTTATCCAATGACAGCAGATGCGATTGGAGCAAATTCAAATAAAGGTATAATACCAATTCCACTTGAAGTCTTTGCCACTAATCAAAATCAGGGTTACATTGAATTACCATTTCCTTCTATGGAAGCAGAAGGTGAAATTCGAACAGCCAGAGCACAAATATACTGGCCTGTTATACAAACTGATGGTTTTATGACTTTTGAACCTTGGGCATATCTAATACTTCCAACTTTTGAAGTTATTTGTTTCGGAAATCCAAATAGAATTTATGAACTTTGTTTAAACACAAATGAAGGTTTGTAATGAAAGAATTTTTATCAAAAAAGAATGTTATCATTGTTAAAAAAGGAACCAAAATAATCAATGGTAAAGATACTGGACGACCTTGTCTGATTATTGGTGTTTCTAAAAAGGTTTCAAAAAAACAATTAAAATCTGAAGACCTGATTCCTCAAATCACTCGGGATGGTCAGGTAACTGATGTTATTATCCAAAAGCCTTTTAAAGCTTTGAATCAGTGTTATGATCCTGATCCAGATGATGGTTGTCCATTACATACTGATAAAATTCGACCAATGATTGGTGGAATCAGTATTGGGAGAGCCAGTCAAAATATTACGGGAACTGGTGGACTTCTTGTTGGAGATGCAACAGATGGTGCGCTTGTTTTTTTAACAAATAATCATGTTATTAATTTACAGTTTGATCCTAATTATGCTTTTCCTCTTGGTGGAAGTCTTGATCCAACAGTTATTAAAATGATTCAACCCTCGCTACTTGATGGTGGTTCCGAGACAGCTGAATTCTTAATTGGATGGGGTAAAAGATGTATTCCAATTCAATTTGGTTCTTTAGGCGAGAATCGTGTGGATGCTGGTATTATTGATATAAGTGATCTGTCAGAAACAATGACAGATGTTCTCCATAAACATGCTGGCCCATTTCCGTTTCTTGCTAATAATGAAATTAATCCTGGCGATATTCTTGAGAAAAGTGGAAGATCAACTGGAAATACATCTGGAGTCATTTCAGCTATTGATGTAGCAGCTAATGTTAATTATATTAATGACGACCCAGAGAATGTTGGACAATTTGTTGGTCAAATTTTAATTGAAACTGCTGATCGTTATAGTATGTCAGGTGATTCCGGTTCAGTTTGTACAAGAAAAACTGGCGGAGCGCATAGAGTAGCAGGATTATTATTTGCTGGTAGCGAAGATGGTAAATCAACTCTTGTTAATCCAATGGGGTCAGTTGCTTCTGAATTGCAAATTGAATCTTGGGATGGGAATATTTCAATTGCTCCTGGGGCACTTCCTGTTCTTGCTGTTCATTATCGTTGTTATAATATTACTAATGACTTTATTCTTGGTGATGCTTCACATATATCTCAAACTGCTTTTGCTTCCTGTAACGAATGTTTAACATTCCAATTTAAAAGAAATATATTAGGAAACGTTATCTAATGGCTAAATCACTTACCGGTCCGGCAGAAACAAAGGTTCAGACACCGTTAGGAACTGAACCTTTACTGATTTTGAAAATCGAATGGTCTTCTGGAACAAAGTACTATGCTACCAAAGAATATACCTTTGATGGTAATACTTGTGTTGCAGGTATCCTTGACCATGTATCAATAAATACTGACGGTAAACAAGGGTCTATTGGTGAAATAGGGTCAATTGATATATTACTCGATGATACAGACGGTGATTTGAAAAATCGGGTTAATACTGACGTTATTGAAGGAACACGCGCAACCGCATACCATCATTATGATGATCTTGCAGCAGCTAATGCAATAGTTCAACTTGCAGGCAGAATTGCCGGTCCAATTAACTGGAGTGAAGGAGAAAGAACTTTAGGATTTAGCATTGAGTCTTTAAGTGGGACAGGAACAGGTGAAGTCGGCTTTGCTCCAGAAGAAGATTCAATTAACAATATGCTTGAAGAAGCAGAGAATGTTCCTTGGCCAATTTGTTTTGGTAGTCCTCGGATGGTTCCGCCTGTGTTAGTCCAAGAACGTGAACATGATCAGGATTGGATTGATGATTATCCTGATGAACCAATAAATTATGATCTAATTTATATTGTAAATCTTAAAACATCAAGTGCTGTTCAAAGTGTTTATGCGCGTCGTAATTGCTATGGGGTTCCTGGGTTCTTTAAAGTTCCAACAGAATATTATGATGTGGATACAAGTTACAGTTATGGTGGCAAAACTGTAACTGCAATTACGATGCCAGTTCCATTATCAACTGTCGATGATAGTGGTTGGGATAATGAAATTTATGTTAATTTAACTTCATCAATATCAAAAAACCCAATCACCCAAATCAAATGGATTATTGATAATTACTCCACAAATTTAACAGCTGATTCTACAAGTTTCACATCTGTGGCAAGTAAAATTTCTCCGCTATGGGCGCATTGGACTTTATTTGATCAACCTGATGCTTTGAAACTCGCAGAGGAAATGGCATGGATGGCAAGGTGTGCGTTATTTGTAAAAGATGATATTGTTTATATTACATTTCTTGCTGAAACTCCTGCAACAGTTGCCGATATAAACCGTGATATTGTTGAATTAAAAACAATGGAACTCGGATTTACTGAAACCGAAGATATTTATACCAAGTTAAAAGGAACATATGTTACTGATTATTCTGGTGTAAAAGAATCTCAAAAAGAATTTACTTACACTCTTAATACAGATAAGTTTGGAACAGAAGAAGATGAATTTGATTTTTATATGTATTGTAATAAGGAATGTGTCCAAGTGGCTACAACCTTTTGGGGATACCGATATGCAAACAGTTGGCGTCAGATACAAGTGACAGCTTTTTTGCCTGGAATTGTCTTAGAATCTTATGACTGGATGAATATTGATATTCCACAGTTTAGTATCAATGCTTTACCAGGACTTGTTAGATCAACAAAACATGATACGGGAAATCATCGAATTGATATTGCTGCTGAAATTGCTTCCAGTGCTGGACAAAGTGCAAGTGGTGAACCTACTTTAGATGCTGGATATTATCAAGCAGGAAATAATCATATACCTGGATCAGTTGGAACACCCTCAGTCTCTGCTGATATTATAGATACGTGTGAACCTATAATTGACGGAGATACAATTACAAATATTATTAATGAAGCTGATACTGAATGTCGAAATGCCAGAATCGTTGGTGGTCAATCATCTGGTTGGTTATGCCATGAAATTGTAGGAATGGAACGTGACTACCACGATGATCAAAATAATATTTTATTACTCGATACTCCATCAAAAAATAGTTTATCACCTGATAAAGTAGCCTTTACAACACCCGACAGTATTTTTGGGAGTCAAGTAGGTTGTTGCTATGTAGCGAGTAGTCCACAATGGGTTGACTATGACCTTAATCCGCATACCCATCCTGGTTGGAGTGATGATCAAAGAACCCATGTTGACGATAAAGTTGGAACAGTTAAAGGTGTAAAAGAATTATCAAAAATATCAACAGGTTTCAAGGTTGTTGGAGTTGATGGTGGCGAAATTGCAGTAGTTAATGATTCTGTTGATCCAAAACTTGAATTAATTAAAGCCACCGAACATATTGATCCTTGGAAACCAGTAGAAATAAATGGTCAATATAGTGGTGATGCTAAAGAAGTTAAAAAACCTTCTGAGAATAGTCTTCCTCCAGGTCGAATAATGTTTCCTGTTCAGGAATTAAATGCTGGTGAAGAAGGTTTGGCATATAATGCTTTTGATGCAGGTGGTTGGCCAGACGGAGGGCAACCTTCGGCACTTGGCGTTGAATTAGGAACTATTGCCGGTAGTTTTGAAATGGCAGAAGAAGATGGTGATGGAAATCCACTAACAGGATTCATATATACTGGAAGGAAAGGGGGTAAAAATCAAGTCCGCCCTTTCTAAGGAGACAGATATCTTATTGGGTCTGTCTCCTTGCCACAGAAATATTTCACAATTGGAATGGTAATATTTGGGCTTCAAAAGCATTTCAATGGCCATATGAATGTTGGAATAATGGTGCTTGTTTTGGTGAACCTGACGATTTATTTAAGTATGTCTACATCAAAATAGCAAATGGATGGCCTGTTCAAATACCTGAGGAAGAGATTTCGCAAATCAGGAATCTTCAATTCTCACATAATATAAATTTACACCGATTATGGTGGAGAAAACATGCTTGGACACCACAACCGCGTAGAGAATTTTTTCCTCCATATGGGGGAGATTGTACAAGTTCTGCTAATATTACTCCACATACTCGGATTGATCCAATTGAAAGTGTATATTTACAATTACCAAATACCCAAGAACTTAGAACTTTTATTACAGCCATTTCGATAAATGCTGTATCAAGTAATGATGCCATTGGTCATTATTTTAATATTGCAGATTCATGGATTGATGTTTTACTTCAAAAAAGAGTATGGATATCAAATCCTCTTATTCCAGAAGGGGGATATTGGGGGCCGTGGGAGTATGATACTCAATGGAGAGCTTATGGACAATTGGGTGGTACTGTTGATATTTGGGATGTTTCTCAATTTATGCAAAATCAATATAGTACATGGCCGCCTCAAGATACTGATACCAGAGAATATAGAACGTTTCTTTGTGATCATGAAACAACTAATTCTCCAGGATTAGTGAATTATCATAATATAAACAATGTTAATGATGTTTATAGCACAAATTCAGCAAATGAAGATGAAACAGCATCATATCCATTCAAGGATGTTTGGTCTGGATTTGCATATGAAGAAGATGAACTAAATGAAACCGTAATGGATATGGTTGGCCCACGGCTAAGAAAATTTAGGATTGAACAAAGAAATAATTATCATCGTTTTTGGTTGGGGTTTGGTGACGGTGATCCTGATGTTAGTGGTGGTCTTGCAGATATTGTTGGAGATAATTGGGATTCGAGAGCATATACATTTGTTTTTGATTTGAAAGCTGATAGAACATTAGAAGAAATTTCCTATGGAACAGGTATTTCTTGGCCAACTTTTGATAATGATGATGTTCTTTATGATAGTACATTAAGGACAAATAAAGGGGTACAATTCAATCCTATTTCACCTTTTGACGTTATGGGAGAAGAAGGAACAACAGAGATTTTCAGAATCATTGATGATGAACGACAATCTTTTAGAAATAGAGGATTTTCTGATCAGTATATAAATTGGGAATCTGTTGAAGCATTGGTTAAGAAACCACCGGTGATAACATAATGACACCTGATTGGGCGACTATATTGGATGCTTTTAAATTCTCACCGGCTATTATTGCTCTATTAATAGTAATTTATCTGCTTTACAAACTTTTAGTCAAAAAGGAGGAGTCGATTCATAAGATTATTAAATTAGATGAAGATTCTGAAAAACGTAATGAGAAAATTATAACTTTACTCGAAGTGCTTGTGAATCGAAGAGGACAATGATTAAAACAATTAAGAAAATAATTGCGTCTATTCAGATGGTTGACGACTATCTTGCATTAAAGAAAACTAATGGGGAAATGATGGATCGTCGATTAGCTCAAATTTTTCATGCGACTATGAACGGAGAACAGGGATGGTTTCTTGATCTGGTCAGGAAAAATCCTGAATGTGCAATAGAGATAATACATGAGTGTGATACAAATGATAAATCTGATTAATTTTATTTGGGATTTTGGAACTCTTTCTCTAATTATTCCAACAATAATTTGCCTATATGGATTTATTCTATTTGCATGGTGGTGGCGTAGAATTGGTTCAGCTACTGAAGTCTATGCTTATATGACATTTTTATATCTAACAGCAACAATACCACTTGGTGTAGGTGTCTGGCAACGATGGTTATATCATAATCAACCTGAATTTCATGATTATTATATTCATTCAAATTGGTATGGTATTAGAACTATTCCATTAATTATTGCTTTAATTTTAATTACTGGAAGAATGACTCAACGAGTAATAAGAACAAGACAATATGAAAAAGGTAAAAAGAAAGATCGTCGCGAAGCTCCCTATACTGTTTGTAATGATTCCTCAAATCAGCCCAATAATAATTAAATAGGAGGTAAAAAATGGTCGAAGCATTAATTAAAGCTATGGTGGTGAAGTTTGAACCATCAAGTAGTCTTGGTGTGGTTGGGTATGTGATGTACTTGGAAATGATGCCGAATTTAGTGACAAGAGGTTCCATAAAGATTTTCCTTGGTATACCGCCTATTGATCCAGCCGATGGTAAAATGTATGTTAATCTTGCAGAACTTGAAAACATTCCAACAACTGACGGGCATTATAATATCGGTATTTCAGCTTTTGATGATTCGAGTAATGAATCAGCTTTCTCGAAGGCAGATAATGTCCCTTTAAGTTTTGATGCTCCTGATGCTCCGGGCGATCTGACGTTCGGGAATATAGCACCGGCTTAAATTCGGATAGCCATAGAAAGGAGGTGAACTAAATGGAAGAAGTAACTTTTGGACAGTATGCTGTTCCTGTGATATTGACTGTTATTTTGGGATTGGTTTATAAAATGGTAACGACAATTCCTGACAAATGGAAATCTTTGATCGCTGTTGGTTGCGGCATTGGTTTGGGTATGATCGCAATACCTTATAATTCATTGCCGTTTACAGTAGTCAATATCGTAGACCATGCAATTTATGGTCTGATGACAGGGGCGTCCGCGGTTGGCTTGTGGGAATTATCGCGGACAGTAATAAAACCGCGCAACGGCGGAACACCGCCACCTAAAATCCCGTAGATAAAGGGATCACGTTAAGGAGGAAAGATGATTAAGCGCTCGATTGTATTGGTTATTGCAATTTTTCTGCTTGTAGGTATAGGTTGCGCCACTTATGAAGACCCTGTTATGCAGCAGAAAGATATTTATCTGCAAGCGCGTAAGCATTTCAATGACTCGCTTATTCAGCTGAACACCATGATCAAGATGCAGCCTGTCGAACAAAAGGATGCACTCAAAGCTGAGTTTGCACCTTATGTTGACGCAATGAGTACAACCCTAAATACTTGGGGTCTTGTGGTCAAACAAGGAAATATTAATGATACCGAAGAAAGGAGGGCCTTTCAAGAAGCGAAAGCACAACTGTTGGCAGAATTAAGTAAATACCTTACTAAATAGGAGGTGAAAACATGTTAACTGGAGCCGAAGCTACGCTGCTTTCTTTAATTATAAGTAAAGCAGTGGACGTTGGAATGGAACTCTACAACAAGAAGGCCAAAACCTTGACTCCTGAGGAGATGGATACAGCAATCGCTGACGAGGAAGGTTTGACCAAAGACCTTGTTGACGAGTTTCACGCTCTGTAAAGAGAAACAATTAATGACTGATTTTCGAAATCTTCCGAACGGGGATAAATATGCACCACAAAGAGGACGACCACCGGAAGAGCCTAATGGATATTGCAGGGATGGAAGAGACCCGTTCCTCTTCCACCCTATTCTTTACGCTTGCATATATCGTGTTCCTTACACTGAACACTTCGATTGCGGTCGGATTATTGGTCATACATTTTGTGATCACTTTGAAAAAGATATTACTGGAGGAGATTGTCACAAATGTCTAATCCCGAATTTACAATCCCGATAAGGGAAAAGGATTATATAGATGCCACAACGAAAAAGAAAAAGCGGTGGAAAGAAATGGATTCAAGGTGCAATCAAAAACCCAGGTTCCTTGACCCGCACGGCAAAAGGGAAAGGGATGTCAATAGCAGCGTTTTGCGCCCAGCCAAAAAGTAAGCTGAGCGCAACAAGTAAACGTCGCTGAAATTTACGAAAAACCCTGGTAGGGTTTAAGAAATAAGACCACCTGAGATTAGATGCTTGTAGACTTTAGCGGTAGCAATACAATCGCTTAAAGCATCATGCGCTCGTTCTGTTTTAATTTTTAATGTGGAGCAAAGATATTGAAGTCCTGTTTTTGAAAATGGGACTTTTTCTGCGTGCATAGCAGCTTTATCATTTAAACAGTTAGCATAGATCATTGTGTCGCGGTAATGATAATAAAACCACTGGTCATATAATTCTCGTCCCAACCATCCCATTATAAAACCTCGATCAAAAGTATAGTTATGGCCAAGTGGGACAATATTTTTTGAACGACCATAAGTTGTTACTGGAAGCCCTAATTTATTAATCCAATCATCAAGCATATCAATAGCTTTGATTCTATCAAATCCGCTTTTCATAAGTTCCGG